TGGCATATGGTTCACCACCATTCACGTATGCATCTTTACTTTTTGATATGTCTCTGTACCAATATTTGTAGTGTTTGTAATCAATCTGCATGTTTATCCCCATAATGTTTTTTGTTTGGTGGTTCTACACCCCTTTCTCTGAGTTGTTTATCATACTTGGCAACGTCTTGTTTGTGTTTGGCAAATATGTTATCCCAATTTTGATCAAATGCTTTTTTATCCTGTACAGGTCTTTGTGTGCTACCTTTGCCACCGCTCCATTTAGTCATTTTCATGATCCTCATCTATGTACACACCATTTACTTTTACTCTATAACTTTTGTTACTGTTCAGTTTCTTACCCCAATTTATTTGATCATAGTTGTCTCCAAATCCTGAACTCACTATGTCACCTTTGTATTTCAAGCCATTACTTTGATCTTTCAGTTTCTTCAACATTGGTGTTTTGTTGATGATGTTGTCAAACTTTGTTTTGTTTTCATGCTGTATACGCATTTCTCTGGTAACTCTATCTTCTTTGCTCATAACATTCTCCCGGTGGTTCTGCGTCTGTTAGTGCCACCATTATAATTTCTACTTATAGGATACAATTGATACACACTGTAACTGAGTGCATCTGTGATGTGGTCATATCCTTTGTCCTTTTCTGGTATTCTACTATTTTCTTTGAAACTGTGCTTGATTAGTGCTTCACGCAACTGTCTACATCTAGGGTCTACATACAAATGATGTTCACCTTGACTGTTAGTGCATCTGTTATGTGGTCATATCCTTTGTCCTTTTCTGGTATTCTACTACCATCCTTGTATGAATGTTTGATCAGTGCTTCACGCAACTGTCTACATCTAGGGTCTACATACAAATGATGTTCACCTTGACTGTTAGTGAATCTGGCATTAGTAGAATTTATTCTGTCAATCACACTTGGATTAGTGTTATTTACTCTCAGTTTGAATCCTTGGTTTTGTAATATGATGTGATCTGTTAAACCATTAGCACTTGTTCTGCGTTGTGCTCCACTGGCGTCTGGATATGCAAATATAGGATTTTGTGGATAACGTAATCTTAGTTCTTGACACATTTCCAGCGTATTGGAGGAATAAATGAGTATTTCATCTATAACATACATATCATCACCATGCAACACACTCACAGTACAAGTGCCTGGGTTTATGTTAAAATCAAAGCCACAGTGTAGTGGCATATTAGGAGGTATTTGTTCTGGAAACTTTTTAACACATTCATCTGTGAAGCCATAGTACACTGTTTGACTCCACGTTACAAATTGTGCTAGATACTCTTGTTCAAATGTTCTAGCATCTAGGTCTAGTTTTGCTTGAGCTAATTCTTCTGCTGGCACATTGCCACCTTCCAGTGTGGTAAATTGGAAACTTTCCCATTCTGCACTTTGTTTGGAGTTTACCCACATGTCATAAAACCAATTTCTACCAGTAGGTGAACTAATAAACAGTGCATCACCCAATGTGTCTGACAACATGGGTCTAACTACTGAAAACCAAGTTTCAGAATCTATGAAACTGCACTCATCCATAACCACAAAGTTGTATTTAGATCCACGTAATGCATCATGATTGTCACTACTACGCAAATATATCTTGCTGTTGTTTATGAGTGTTATACACAAGTCAGATTCATTTACTCTCTGTATCCAATTTATGGCAAACAATCTTTCTTTGAGTTCATTCCAAAATACCTGCTTTACCTGGCGGTATGTTGGTGCTATAATACAGATAAGTTGGTTAGGCATTCTGGCATACTTGGCTACTTCATTTATGGCTAAGAAACTTTTGCCAAAACGTCTACCACAAGCGGCTACTCTAAAACGTGCATCTGAATTAGATATGGTTTTTTGGGCTGGACTTAACTTCATATTTCAATGCACAAATGACTTTTGACTCTGACTTTGGTTATGTGTCCTTCACAATAACTGTCATACAGTGCATCATCAACTAATCTGCAGTGTATTTCTGGTCTAGCATATTGACCCACTGCAATTGGATGATACTTTTTCCAATTTACCACTATGAAGTAACCCTTAAAGTTGGCTTTTATCTTTTCCCATTCTGGATCAAAATGTTTTGCCAATATGTGTTCTAAACTTTCCACCATTAAGATTGTGTCAAATTTGCTGTAATCTATATCTGCTAAATGTATGGGTTTGTTGATGTATTCATAACTGCCAACTGCTGTTGTGGGAAACAGTTTGTGACTGGTTTCAATTATCAAGTTTACAAAATCCACGCTGGGTTCTATTGCTGTTACATCATATCCCATTGCGGTTAAGAATAATGTGACTTCCCCTCTGCCTGCACCTATTTCTAAAATACGTTTTGGTGTGCGTTTGGCATTTGATTTTATGAAATCCAATTGATCTTGTACACTGTATTCATTACCTGCAAATCTTTCATTGGCTCTTACTTGTGGGAAACGCTCAATGATTTGTTCATATGTTATGTCATGTGCGTATGCTACGGCGGCTAGTGCATCACCAAACTTTAATTGCCCACAGTTTAGATTCTGGATTCCATCACTGTTATCTAGAAAATTTTTATTGTATTTGTTTACATAATCTATATCAGGCATTATCCCATTCTCCTTTGTCCCATGGATGCGGTTTTATTGCAGTGCCTTTGGGTAACCAACATTCATGATCTGCGTCCCAATATCTATCAGAGGGTTCCGGCTTTTCACGCATTTTGTTAAACATCTTTCTCACTGCACTTGCTTCTGGATCTAATGCTTCTTCTAATTGAGCATCAATGTGAGCACGGATTGCATCAAAATCTGCTTCTAGATGTGTGCTGTAGATGTGTTTTTTCACCTTGCCAAATGCCGCCATGTTTTGTTCATGTGTATAAGTTGCACTGCACTTATTGAACAATCACATATTTCACTCAAACGTTTTTGTGATATTTTGTAATGATTATCAATGATGAACTCTGCTTGTTTTTGTGTTAAGGTGCTGTTATAATTGTCTTCTCCAATTTGTATAGGAGGAGTTTTGTATCTGCCTTTTTTCATACAATCCAGCACGTTATCTCTGGGTGTTCCTATCCACATGTGATCAGGGTTTACACAACGTCTATAACTAATATCATCTGTTGCATAGTTCTCATCACAACTGTGTAACACACAATAGTTGTTCAATTGATGTTCTGTGAACTTGCCAGAAATAAATGCCGCAAATTTGTGAGCAGTGATGTATCTTATTTTGTTATCTGATTCTCTGTAGTAATACCAATTGCAATAGCCTGTGTTTTGAGTTTTTGAAGTAAAGAATTCACAACCATTTGGTTGATGTTCTACTTTGTCATAGAACATGTCTATATATTTTTGTGGTATTTCTGCTATGTAATGGGGTTCACCAGGAGGACCTGGTTTTTTGCAATTCTTTAACTTTGCCATTACAGTAGTAAATCTTTTTTCTTGTTTGCTTGTACTTCAGATCCAAAACTCACTATGAATGAGAATATGGTCAGTGGTAACCACCATGGTGATATAAGGTCTAACATGTGACCCCATAATAAACTGAGTCCTACAAAAAGAAAAGTGTTAAATTTGCCTGCGGTGGCTGCGTTTGTGTATTCTGGTAATTTCATATCTATATATCCTAATTAAAAAAGCCTGCCTAATTGAAATATTTTACTGCTATCACTTTCAATACCAATTAGGTCTTACGGCCCACCTCACGGTTGATCTTGTTCATGTTGAGTATCCTCCTCAACTACAGTATTCCATGGTAAAACTTGATTTGATTCTTCTGAAATTGGGGCATCACTTTGTCCCAACATCTGTTTACCTAACCAAATCAACATAACTCTATCATGTTTGTTTAATGCTAGATCCAATTGAGCTTTTCTCAAACGTTGCTTTGTGATTTCTCTATTTTTTGTGATAATATCACGGAAGTTGTCCACAAAAGTTTGTAGTGGTAGCTCAAAAAAATCTGCCATTTCTTTGTTTGTGCAATGAAGTTGTGCTAACTGAGCAACTTGTTCTTCTGGTATAACCACTTTGTTTCTGCCCACAACTCTACCTGTGACAGTTTTTTCACCGTACTTGACGTTCTTTACTACATATGGAGTTTTTTCAGTTTGCTCAGTCATAATTGCTACTTCTGTATACTCAGTGTACCTTACACTGTAAATTGCATAGTTATTTATCAATAAAACACTTTTTTGGCTTGTTTTTGTGTCAATATGTTGTATAATTGTACACGTTTGGGTTCTATGTCATACCATTTGCCCCACATGTATGCTCTGTGACGCAATTTGTCTGTGGTTGAGTGAAAACAGTGCAATATGAATTGTTCATCACTGTTGCTTATTTCACCATCTCTGACCCATATTCCTCTGACGTATTTGAAATAGCTCACACAAGGATATGCAGGTGCATTTTTGAATTTGGCAAATCTCAGTGATAATTCATCTATGTGTTGCTGTGTAACCATTATAACTACTTATAATGATTGTTATTTTTTTGGGGGTTTTTGCTCTCTGTAGGCTTCTGCTAGACGTTCACAGTACATCAAATACTCAAATTCTTTGATAAGTTCTTGTATTTGTGCATCCAGTGAGGTGCTTATTTTATGAGGTGGTTTGTTTGCAATCTTCATACACATATTTACTCAAAATATGCATTATAGTTGCCATACTCACTGATTTGTTGTTCACCTAAACGTTGTGATTCTTTTTTTAATAATAAAGTGTAATATTCACTATATTTTTGTTCCCAATCTGCACCATATTGAATTTTAAACACATCTCTGGTGTTTAGCCAACTCAAAAACTTGGGTTTGCCTTTTCTTTTACCTTTTGTTGCTGTACAAGTATCACATACCAGTGCAGGTAAACCATCTGCATTCACAAAATACCAATCAATTGACACTGAGTGATTTTCACATGTTTTATGTTGTTTTTTTATCATGCTGTTATTATATGATATTTAAACATCAAAGTCAAGACAAAAGGCAATAACCTTTAAAGGCTATCACCTTATATATATTCAAGTAGTCCAACTGAACTTGCGTTCAGTTGAAATTGCATTATCTCCTACTTCATTTCATTCAGTAGAGATCTAATCACAATTTAATTGCTTTTTTTCTTTTTTATTTAAAACAGCTCAGTTGAACCTCATGAGCAAATGTATTTCTTTTGACTCAACACCTCAACTGAAGGGTTTGGTCTTGCAGACTTGATGATAATCAAGTCAAAAGAGTGTAAATTGTATTTTTTAGAGATAAAAATAAAACCGTGCAAAAGCACAGCACCTCAACCCCCCTTGCGGGGAGCCCTTAAGGGCTGGGTATATTTCTATACGTCTCCAAGCATCTGTTTAAGGGGAGTGTTGCCTATCATATACCCCTCCTGCTATCTCTAAACAGGATAGACCGCAATAACACGCTCTATTACACACCTCCTTGGAGGTCAGTGTGTAGTTCTCAGAGCCTCAAGCCATCATAACTCTTCACTATACTTGAGTTTTTTTATCAGCACTTCTCTGCTTGTGTGCCATTCAATTTGAGGTTTTTCTTCCTATTCAATCTTGCATTTCTCAATGCTGTGTTTTGTTCTTTTTGTGCATAGTAATTTATTATACCAAGCACACGTTTTTTGTTCTTTTTGGTTACACAACCATTTTTGAATTTCCAAAAACGCATAAAATTCTGTAGATATGTTTTATCTTTGTTGTTTAGTGTGTTGTTATCACACAACACTCTGGCTTTGCAATACAAATTCACATTAGGCATGGTTAAGTGTTCTTTGTGTAAACCATGTTGTTTTAAAAACCTATCACCAGCAACATTGTCCAATTGTTCTATGTATTGGTAAAAATCATGCTGTAATTGTGATATTGGTTTTGGTTTCATTTGCTTACTGCTTGTTTTTGTACATATTTGAACAATCCATCAATTCTTTTGGTCACATCTTGTGTACAGATGCCTTTTTGCAGTTTGCGTTTCATACCCACAAGGGCATCACGTTGTCTGCTTTTGAGACACTGTTTATTAGATTCAATAACTGTTATTAAGGTGAGGTATTGCTCTATCTTCAATTGATTGTCCATAATAGTATTTATGCAAATACCAAAATTTTTGCAAGAAATTCAGTCAAAAAAAATCCCCATATTGCTATGAGGATTTTTGTTCTACTAAAGTGGGTAGTGGGGTATTTCTACCGGGAATTTATGAAAATCAATTGATATAGATCAATATTACTTGGCAAACATAACCGTTTTAACTTATCTAAATGGAGTTCAAATATGACAGATTATGCTTATGTGGAGTGTAAAATGCATTTATGAATTGGAGCTCATAGTTATTACACTGGAAACAACACTACCCTAATATAGATTAGGAGAAATAACAAATTGGCTACAACTTGTTATTACTATAAACTAAAATGGCATTATTAGTCTACAATATTATTTATCAAAAATGCTAATTTTTTTCTAATTTTGTGATTTGACTTTTCTTTTTGGTTGGTTTGATTGGTTTGATGTTTCTTTTATTTGTTGATATTTTGCTGTACAATGCTTTTACTGAATTGCTTGTTACTGCCATATATTCTCCTAAAGTTGCTGTAAGAGCGTGTGTGTGCGTCACAGAGCCCTTTATACTACTCCTGATATCATTGCCACTAATGCACTAAAAGCAGTTGTGAGTAAAATACCCAAGATCCACATTATTTTGTTGTCTAGGCGGTCTAATCTACTGTGAAAGAATGTTCTACTTTCTTTTATCTCAGTTCTCAGATCATCAATGTCTTGCGCCATGTGTGCAAGGTGATTATCCTTAATGAGAGTGATATCTTTTTTAACCTGCTCAACTTCACAGTGTAGATCTTGGGTTGTAACTCTCTTAGCCATTATGAATCCAATGTAACACCATTTTCTAACAATGCATTCCATTGTTCTTCTGTTACAGTATCTTTTACTTCTTGTGGTAAATCTGTATAATTAGTCATTGTATCCTACCTTTTTTCTTAAATCTGTTAGTAGTTCTCTGTCTTGAACTATCACACACGGTTTGGGTGTGTTGTTGTCACCTTCTATGGGATGACTCCAAAATGCTATCAACTCTGGGTATTTTTCTTCTATTCTTTCTGTTATGTTATACAAGTAATCAACATCTACATCTTGTTCATATGTTAGTAGCAATGCTTCATGCTTACTTGCCTTAAAGGCACCTGCCCATGTTATTTCACAACCTTTACTGGCTGTTTCTACGTGAAGTATTTTGTCTTGCATATATGCTCTAAGGCTCCAAGGACATATGTTTTTTATGCTCTTGAAGTAACTTAACCAATCTACTTCCGTTTTGAACCTCTGTTCTTTTTCTTTTTCATTGTACTTGATTTCTTAGTACCTCTGTTCTTGCCTGGCATGTTATTCTCCTCTATTGTTACTGTCCTACTACGTTACTATTATAATTTATTATGTTACCTGAGTATTATCATAATAATACCAGTTAGTTCCATCACCATATGCTGGTTTATTATTGCCGTTTGTCACATAAATTATACCACCTGCTACACTTGTTGGCAATGCAGTATTACTGTGACTTGGCATAACAGGTATGTTAGTAAATACTGTTTGATCACCGCTAATTTCTACTTTATCTGTGCCATCTTGACTGATTTGTAAATTACCACCTATGTGTTCATTTGTGATATCCCAATAAGTTTTCACAGTACCATTTGCTTCATTGGTGTTCAATCTCAGTGTGGCATTACCTTTTGAATCATAGTTAAAGTCTGTGGTGCCACCAGTTTCACCTGAATTAGGTTGAATTGTGATAATAGTACCTTGCTTAGTACCAGCAAATTCTGCACTTAAGAATGTGTGATATTCATGTAATTCATGTGCAAATCTGTTTTCAACAAAACTGGTTGAATCACTTGCATCACCATAATCTCTTACTGGTTTAAGTGCAATTCTACCATCTGTTTTAGCGGCAATGATTGTGTTACCATCACTGCTACTCAAGAATGTTCTTGGTATTGTGCCACTTGATGTGTTTGCACCATTTCTATATGATGTTGCATATGTGCTTTGGAAATGCATGTCAACATTTGCAAGTGTAGCATTTGCTGGTGCATCTGGATCACCTGGAACCCTTGCCACAATACTTGCTGGTGGATGGAACACATCACTACCAGTTGCTGTCCCTGATATTGCAGGGTTAAACTGTAATCTACCTACCACATCTGATGTTTGTGTTGAAGTAAATCCATCAATGTTTCCACCCAACACTTTGAATGCCATTGTTGGAGCACCCAAATAACTCATGTCTACATTAGCATCACCAGTTTGACCTAAGAATTCTGTCCAATTTGGATATGTTGTATATGATGTTAAACTGTTTTCTCTGAATTGGTTCAATAGGAATTTTAATTGCGGTGTTGTGTCAACATCACTGCCATAACTCTTACCATCATATTGTGCTACAAGACCTAATCCAGTTGTTCCAGGTAATGTTCCATTTTCACCTACTGAAAGTATATCTGGTGTTAAGTTTTTACCAACAAGCACACTTCTAGGTGTTCTTATTGCACCGCTATCACCAGTTTCTACATCAACCATGCGTCTCATCACAACATTGGCCATGTCTACTGTGGAACTACCCCAACTCACTCTGTCTAATGTTACATTACTGAGTGTTTCTTCAAATTGATATTTGTTTAGATAAGTTTTTGCACTAACAAACGGAACATAATTTAATGTGCTATCACCACTTACACTTACCCTAATATCCTGCGTTGAACTTGCTATACCAGGTAGCAATACACCACTATAACCTATGTTAGGGCCAAATTGGCTACCATATGCAACGTTTGATATTAAGTTTTCACTGAATGTGATTGTGTTACCACTGATGTTAGTTACATGAGCACCTGCAGGCAATGCAGTAGTACTAGATGCAGTTGCAATATCATAAAATATCCATCCTGCTTTGAATGCACTGTTGTTAGCATCAGTCCAGAAATTATCAAATGCCGCTTCTAAAGTTGTTTCAGAACCACCTTGGCTACTGGTATTGTATTGCGGAAGACCAGTAGTAGGACTATCTTGAATTTGTGTTCCACCCCAACTACCAGTAAAGCCACCTACAATTTTAGCGGCTGTCATTGTGTTAGTGCCTGAAGTACCTGTTACCTGAATTAAAAGTGCTGGTACGTTTGCACTATAAGCGCCTAAATCAAAATTTTCTAAAGCATAACCAGTTGTATCCAACTGAGTAACTTCTGATTGTAAACTGTTTATGGTTTTGTTTACCACTAAACCGTTTGCTTGTCCTTTGAGTGTGATATTAGAACCAGTTTCACTGCTAATGCTGTTTACATCTGTTAGAGTGTTGCTTAAACTGAATGCATTACCTGTTGTATCAAAATTACTATCTGGTGTTACTGCTATAGCAGTTCCTGAACTGCTACCTAAGAATATGTTACCTTCATCTAAGT